TTTTCCAAAAGATACTGATTTTTATGCAGATGATAAAGTGCGACTTTTAAGAGCGGAGTTTGGCTCGAAAGGAATGTATCTTTTAGACTACATATTATGTGACTTATACGGCAAAAATGGATATTTCATCAAATGGGATAAAAACAAGTGCTACCTTGTGTCAGACGGTGCGGGATGTGGTTGTTCTCCTGAGTTTGTTGCAGAGTTTATTTCCGGGTGTATCAGATGTTCTTTCTTTGATAAAAGGGTGTTTGAAATGTTTGGAGCATTGACATCTGTGGGTATCCAGCGGCGCTTTATAAGAATGTTAAACAGCCGCGAAAATTTCACATTTATTGAAGAATACTTTCTGCTTGATACATCTGATAAAAAAGATGTTCCGCAAGGTATTCTTAATAAACTTGCATTTAAAAAGGTTTCCGATAAAGAAAACGAAGTTAAAAGTAAAGATAACCCCAATAAAAGTAAAGATAATTCACAAAGTAAAATAGAAGAAAATAAAGTAGAGGAGAGTAGAGTAGAAGAAAGTATAATAGATGACTCTCACCGCCCACCTGCACCATATGAGCAAATCAAAGATATGTATAACAACATATGTACATCATATCCTAAATTACGCTCAATGTCAGATAGTCGAAAGAAAGCAATTAAAGCAAGACTTAGACAGTACAGTATTGACGATTTCAAATGTCTGTTTGAGAAAGCGGAAAATAGCAGTTTTTTAAAAGGTGCAAATAATCGTAACTGGTCTGCCACGTTTGATTGGCTGATAAAAGATTCCAATATGGCTAAGACGCTTGACGGAAATTATGACGATAGACCTATGCAAAGAAATGATTATAATGTCGGTGCAAGAAAAAACAATAATCTATTTCTTGATTTACTTGAAAACAGTGAATTTGATAACGGAGATGATATATTATGACATTTCAAGAAACTGCTAAAATTATGGCGGTATTTAGGGCTGCATATTCACGCTACTATGCAAACATAGACGTGGAAGAAGCAAGACGGGTAACAACATTATGGGCGTCTATGCTTGCCGATTACAGCTATGAAACTGTTTCAAATGCTGCTAAGGCATTGATTGTATCAAGCAAGTTTCCACCGACAATAGCCGAGGTAATAGAAAAAATACAGCTATTAACCAAAGAACCAGAACTGACGGAGGGCGAGGCTTGGAGCATGGTGCGAAAAGCTATCCGTAATGGAATTTACGGATATAAAGAGGAATATAGAAAATTGCCTGACAAGGTAAAAACGGCAATAGGAAACCCTCTGATGATACACGAATGGGCTAAGGTAAGTGCAGATGAAATCGATACCGTAGTAGCAAGTAATTTTATGCGGAATTTTCGTTCACAAACGAAAAGCAAACAGGAATATGAAAGTTTGCCACAAAGCGTAAAAAAATTTGTTGAGGAAATATCCGCAAAAATGCCGAAACTGGAGGAAGTAAATGAGAGGAATAAATGATATAAGAATAACCTTTGAAGAAAAAATCAACAAGTATGCCGTAAAGCAAATACAACCTCATATGATTAACGCACTTGCAGTAATGTTGTGCGATGAAGCTGTAAATGAAACGTTATTTAGTTTAGACACAATAGAAAATATGGAGGAGATCGCATGAAAAAACACAGTTGCAGAATGACTGATACAGAAAAAGAAATGCACGACAGAGCAGTTAAAATTCGCAAAATGACCGATGAGCAGTTGTGCAAGTACATAGATGATACACAAAGTAAGAACGATACACGGGATAAAAGTGTGAGTAAGTTTTTAACTTGTGTGGCAGGATTGAAAGGTATAGGTAAAACAACAGAAAATAAATTATATTATCTGGCAAGAGAAAAGGGGTTTATTGATTAATGCGTTGGAGTGAAGCGGAGTATGCACGATATATTCAGAATACGAAACAATACACAAATAACCCAAAGCCTAAAAATAAATACTATTCTCAAAAAACGTGGATTGACGGTATATGTTTTGATAGTAAAAAGGAGGCAGATTATTACTGTCAATTAAAGTTGCTTACAAGAGCGGGAGAAATAAAAGGGTTCTGCCGTCAAGCAAGATTTGTTGTGACAGAGGGTGTAGGGAGTATAGAACGTGGTACTGAGTATGTTGCAGATTTCGTTATCTTCAACAATGACGGGACAAGTCGCATTGTTGATACGAAAGGGGTGAAAACCAATGAATTCAAGTTGAAAATGAAATCATTCCGAGAAAAGTATCCGACTCTTAAAGTAGAGTTGGAATAAAGGAGTAGATAATTGATGGGTAAAATAAGAACTCGAAATCAATATCAAGCCGAGTTTGTGAAGTGTATTCAGAAATTCGGCGGTAAATATCAAACATGGGAAATATTCGCTGATTTCATATCAATGTTTGCCTGTGCTATATCGAATGGCATAGATAGGGTGCATTTCAAACCGAGAGAAGAAATGTATATGCAAATTATTCGCAAATACACAAATGAAGAACAGGCAATCTTTCCTGAGATGATGGGTCACGTCATTAATGGCATGGAGGAAAACAGGGATTGCGATTTCCTTGGTGAGTTGTATATGGCTCTGGACTTGGGAAGCCATTGGAAAGGACAGTTTTTTACACCGTATAGTTTGTGTAAAATGACTGCTCAATTACAAAAAAATGATATAGAACAAGAAATAAAAGCAAATGGATTTGTATCTGTAAATGACCCGGCATGTGGAGCAGGTGCATTGCTGGTTGCGGTAGCAAATACTGCGGCAGAAGAAATAAAACAATTTAATTGGCAAAATCACATCCTATTTGTTGCTCAAGATATAGATGCAGTTACGGCCAAGATGTGTTATATACAATTATCTCTATTGGGGTGTGCCGGGTATGTTAAGATTGGCGATACAATGGCGAATCCAATAACGGCAAATGAGGCATTGTATGAAATGACAAAAGAAGATAGTTGTTATTGGTATACACCAATGTATTTCAATGATGTTTGGAATTGGCGAAGAATGTTTCATATGTTTGATAAAACCATGCAAAAAAATATAACGATAACAAATAATGATAAAAAAGAAAAGACCGCCCAACCAGTAGAAAACTCGCAAGATATAGATAGAAACGAGTTTAATACCGAAAAGAACGGTCAGCTATCATTATTTTGAAAGGAGTTTGGATATGGAAACTACAAATCAAAATAACTTAGACGAAATTATATCACAAGATACAGAGAAAATCAATAATGACGAACAGACAAAATCTGAAATCGTGTATATTGAAGTTGATAAATTACATCCACATGATGCAAATCCTCGAAAAAATACAGGTGATGTAACGGAACTGGCGGACAGCATAAAGAAAAACGGTATATTGCAAAATCTTACGGTTGTTCCTGCAACCGGTTATTGGTACGGTGACTATACCGTAATAATCGGTCACAGACGTTTGGCGGCGGCAAAACAAGCGGGATTGAAAACTGTACCGTGCGTTATTCGTGAAATGGGCCAAAAGGAACAGATAGCAACAATGTTGCTTGAAAATATGCAACGTTCGGATTTGACCGTATATGAACAAGCACAAGGAATACAGATGATGTTAGATTTGGGCGAAACGGTTGAAACAGTTGCAGAAAAAACTGGTTTTTCCGAAAGTACTGTAAGACGTAGAACTCGTTTGTTGAAGTTGGACAGTGATGTGTTCAAGGAAACTGAGGGCAGACAGATAACCATGTTGGAGTATGACAAGCTGTTTGAAATCAAAGATGATAAGAAAAGGAATGAAGTGCTAAAATCCATTGGTACAAATAATTTCAATAATGAAATATTGCGTGCAGTACAAGCAGAGAAAACAACAGAAATACGCAAAAAATTTTTTGAAGATTTGAATGAATATGCCGAAGAAGTGAAAGATACCACAGGATTAGTATATATAGGTTGGTTTGATAATACAAAAAATATAACCGATTATTCAATCCCAGAATGTACAAAGCTATACTATCGAAGTTATGGAAGTGGTGTAGGAGTATCGTTATATCGTAGCACGACAGCTGATGAGAAACAAGCAGAACAAGAAAAAACAGAACAAGAAAATAAAATTAAAGAAGAAAGAGATAGCAAAATACGAAAGCTAAAAGAACTGGCAGAACGTACATATACCTTGAGAAGAAATTTTGTAAAAGACTTCACGTTAAATGAAAAGGCAACATCAAAGAACTTGCAAAATTTTATTATCACGGCATTGCTTGAAGATAATTATTTCGATATTGAAAAATTTATTGAAATGTTGGATGTCGAATATGATGAAGACGATTTAGACGAAATGCAAGGGGTGCGAGAAGTATATGAACGGTCAAACAAAACACTGCAAAATAAAATGGTTATTGCAGGATATGTTCTATACGATGATAGAAAAACATACGATTGTTACGATTATACAGGAAATCACAGAGAGAACGAACCACTTCAGCGACTCTATGATGGACTAATTACAATAGGCTATGAAATGTCTGATGAAGAACGTGCCATGATGGACGGTACGCATGAATTATATACCACTGAAGATGAATAATTGATAAAGGAGAGATGAAGATGACAAATATTATAAAATGCAGATTTTTGGATAAAGACGGTGAACCGAGAGGCAGAGAATACAGCTATAAAACAGAAATACCTGTTGAAGTCGGTCAAATAGTAGATGTACCTGCACCACGTCAAAGTGACGCTGACAGTGAATTGAAAACAAAATCAGTTATTGTATCACAAATAAATGTGCCGGAAGATGAAATTGCTGATTTTGCGGATAGTGTAAAAACCGTTGTAGGTATTCATGATAAAAGTACAAAGGAGGATTAATTCAGTGCATACACAAGAACAGAAAAAGGAAGTATTTAAAAACTGTCAAAAGGAAATGTTGTTTATTCGTGAAATGTTAGATAATAAAAGCATATCGGAAAATTCAATGTCGATATTGGGAAGCAAATTCTTCAACATGCATCAAATGTTGCTGGCAATGTATGAGGAGGACTTAGAAGAAATGATAAATCCATTGCCCCATTTTGCCATTCCATCAATTTTTGCAACATTAATAATCTTATCGGAAACACTGGAAAAACAACTTGATACGATAGATAAAATAGTAGCTAAAGAACTTATAGAACAAGGTGTAGCGAAAATTGAAGTAGAAAATTAAAAATCACAATAGGAAGTATCTAACTATTACTTATATGTTTAGGTACTTCCTATAACAAAATTTATTATATTGGGGTGATTCCGTGAATAGGACATGGACTAAAGAAGAGATTGAATATTTAAAAGAAAAATGGGGAAATGTTTCAATTCCAATCCTTGCCAAAAAACTAAATCGAAGTGTCAATGCAGTGAAATTAAAAGCGGGGAGATTAAATCTTGGACCTATGTTAGAAAATGGAGCATATGTAACATTAAATCAATTGGCGATAGCTTTAACTGGAAAAAGTTTTTCCTCATATTGCAAGAAGTCGTGGATAGAAAACAGAGGTATGCCGGTTCATAACAAGAAGGTTATAAAAAATACGTTTAAAATTGTCTATTTAGATGAGTTTTGGGAATGGGCTGAAAGAAACCGTTCATTCATAGATTTTTCAAAGATGGAGCCGTTAGCTTTAGGCAAAGAGCCGGAATGGGTGAAGCAGCAAAGAAAAAAAGACTATAATTCAAACCCTTTACAAAGAAAAGACCATTGGACACCATATGAGGATGATAAATTAAGATATTTATTAAAACAGCAGAAATATGGATATACAGAAATATCAAGTATGATTGGAAGAAGTGAAGGTGCTATACAAAGGCGATGTATTGACCTTGGAATTCGAGAACGTCCTGTTAAAGCCGACAATAACAGAAATTCATGGACAAATAAAATGTATAACATTGTTGCCGATGGTATAAAAAATGGTGATTCATATTCAGTAATTGCCAAACGTATAGGAAAATCCGAAAGAGCAATCAGAGGAAAGGTGTATAACATATATTCGACCGAAAATGCCGATAAAGTCAGAGCAATACTTGATAACAGTAATTGTGGTGACACTATTCCAAAACAGAAAGAAAAATGTATAACGTAAAAACGACGTATGATGGAAAGAGGTACATATATGATAGACAGGATTGCAAATGAAATAGCAATTCAATGCTTGGATTGCGGAATTATAACGGACATACGACAATTTAAAGACATACTTGTAATGACTCTAAACAATTACACAGTATCACCCAAAGAAAAAGCTATTGCGGTATATGATGACTTGAGTAAGGGATACCAAATGTTCTTTGTTACGAAGAAAGTAAAAGGCTTATCCGATAAGAGCCTAAAATACTATAAATGTGTTATAGATGATGCAATGATAAGAATAAATAAGCCATTAGACAGAATTACGGCTGATGATATTCGGTATTTGTTGGCTTACAAAAAGAGAGATGGCAGAAGCAATACAACTTTGAATAACATTAGACGTGTATTATGCTCGTTTTTTAAATTCTTGGTGAATGATGATTACATTGTTAAAGACCCTATGTTAAATATAGACGTTGTAAGACAAGAAAAAACTGTGAAAAAGCCATTTTCACCGATTGAACTTGAAAAAATACTTGATGTATGCCGAAACGATAAAAATGAGTTGGCAAGACGCAGAAACATAGCGATGATAGAAAGCTTTTTATCAACAGGCTGCAGAGTAGGAGAGATAAGCTCAATAAAAATTGAAGATGTTGATTTTCGTAAAGGCGAGTGTATTGTACATGGCAAGGGCAACAAGGAAAGGAAAGTCTTTTTTAATGATAGGTCAATATTAAGACTGTCCGAGTACATAGATTATCGGAAAGATAATTGTGAGTATCTGTTTTGCTCGATTAAAAAACCGTTCAAAAGATTAAATGTGGGCGGTGTAGAAACGAATATAAGAAATATCGGTGAAAAAGCAGGCGTAGCAAACTGTCATCCGCATAGATTTCGTAGAACAATGGCATGTAATGCTATGAAAAAGGGAATGCCGATAGAACAAATACAGGCATTACTCGGGCATGAAAACATTGAAACCACAAAAGTATATTTGTGTATTGATACAGATAAACTTGCAGTTGAACATAATCGATACTTAGGATAGGGAAAAATGAGAGGAACAATGAAATGAAAAAGAAAAAATATAGTGGCGGATTTGAGGAATATGAAAGTAAGTTAAAGCGTGTTATGGAACGTTTGGGAGTAAAGCAATATAAGTATGATTGGAGTAGAAATGAATGCTTTATTGAATTTACTTATAAAAATCAATATTACCGTTTTGAACATTCGCTTCATAAGGCGGCGGAACATAAACAGAATATACATTATTCATCGGACCTATTTGCACAATTAGTCAAGACATTGGAAGATATTGCTCGAATGGTTGAGCGTGGTATATACGATTTGTCTACTTGGATAGAGGGTATGAAAACTTTACCGCCTAAAAAACAAATTCCACAGTGTTTTGTAACGTTGGGATTTGATAATATTCCATCAATGGATGATTTAAAAAATCGTTTTCATATGTTGGCGAAAGAAAGCCATCCTGATAGTGGTGGCAATTCTGAATTATTCTGCTTGTATAAATCCGCCTATGAAGAAGCGGAAATGTGTTTGATGGAGGGACAGAAAAATGAAAAATAATAAATTAAAACCGTGTCCATTCTGCGGCGGTAATAATATAGTCATTTATGATAAAAGTTTCAATAGTGGACCATACTATGATATTTTTTGCCGAGATTGTGAAGCGTCTGTACGTTTTGCTGATGAAAGCGAAACAGAAGAAGGTGCGGTGAATATGTGGAATACACGAATAGCACCGGAAAGCGAAGCGAATGTGTTTGATGAAAAAACAGTAACACAAAAATACAGTAACGGAATTATAACACTTAATGCGAAAATGTTTCCGCCTATAACGCAGGAAACAATCGATAGAAAAATACGCAACTTCGAGCCGATGAAAAAGGCAATAGAGAAGTTGTATGAGTATGAGCAAAAAGATATTCCGATGAAAATAATTATTGACGAAGAAAGTGGATTGAGTCATTGCCCTAATTGTGGCGATAGTAAATATATACTATTCGGCGATAAACATTGCGTTGAATGCGGACAAGCATTGGATTGGACTGGAGTGATGTGAAATGAGCAAAAAATATAAAGGTTTCAAGGGTAGTGGCTACAATAAAAAGCCGCTACCGAAATACACAAATAAAACATTGCTGAAAATTATTCAAAGAGCAATGGCGAGCAAATTAAAGATTGATTGCAAGTATTAGGAGGATACATAATGCGAGAGATACAATTCAGAGGTAAACGTATAGACAATGGAGAATGGATAACGGGCGGTATATTTCAGCAAAAAGCTGATGATGTAAAAGATGAAGTGGTGTATATAATTGATAATTCATCAAATGATGTTGACTGGGCACATAGGGTTATACCTGAAACCGTAGGACAGTTTACTGGAGTTACCGACAAAAAAGGAAACCGAGTCTTTGAGGGAAGTATATTCCAATATGAACCACATTTCACAACGGAGAAAGCGTGTTTAGGAATAGTTAAATACAGAAATACATACGACAGACAACGTGCGTGTAATGACTGCGGTTTTGTCATAGAGTGGCAACATGAGCCGTTATTGATGCTACGAGAAGATTTATTATACTGGTGCGGTGACGGGAAATCAGCCAGTGTTATAGGCAATATACACGATATGAATGATAATCCCGAATTGTTGGAGGAATAAGAAAATGACAGTCGCAGATTTTTATAAAAAATTCAAAGAATTAATGGAACAAGGGTATGGTGAATATACGGTGTCAACTGACGCGGGACTTGCTCCGTTAGTGGCTGAAAAGGCAGAGATATGGGAAGATAGCAAAGAAGTGATTTTGTGATAAAAAAGTGAGGAATAACAATGAATTTGATAAAGAGGTTTAAGAAAAGAAAACAAGAAGAATTAAAAAACGAGTTTTATAACTATATAGAAAATGCAAAGCACAATATAAAAATGGCAATAAACAGTGAGGTGGCGGAGTTTTGGTATGCAAAAGCGCTCGGAGCATTGGATTTAGCCGGAAACATAGGTATGATAGACTTTTACGAACAAATTAAGATAGGAAATGAGGTTAGGATTATACGGAGGAATAATAAATGAAAGAATGGAAGTCAAAAAAGAATGAATTTGGAGAAGAATGGCACGAACTTCGTTTTAGCCCATTTTATGAAGATGATGATGAGGTAATTGCGAGTTTTGTTCAAGATGAAATGGATGATAAAGTATTTTATTATATATCAGAAGAATTAAGTGTAGACGATGACCTATTGTGGGCTGACAGCATAGAGGACGCAAAGCAACAAATCGAAGATATGCTAATTGAGCATTGGAAAGATGAGATTGAATATTTAGAAGAAAGATTAAAGGAATTTCAAGAAAAACAAACGGAGGAATAACAATGCAAGTAACTATAAGTGCAAACGGGAAGAACATAAAAGCTGAAATATCAGAAGAACAGGCTAAAATATTGGGATTGGTTGAGGATAAACCTAAAACAGGATATGAAAGTCTTGGAACTGGAGAAACATATTATCTTGTTGATGTAGATGATGAGATAACTACTATGAAATATGACAGCCGATTAGACCGAGATTGTTATGATGTAGGCAATTATTACAGTGATAAGGTGATTGCCGAGAACAATGCTCGTGCAGACAGATTGCTCCGTCAGCTAAGACAATGGCAGGCGTTGAACGACAAACCTATTTCAGTAGAAGATTGGAACAATGAAAGTAAAAAGAAGTGGTTTATTATATATAGTTATAGTTCTGAAGAAATGTACGCAGAGTATTATTATATTATGCGATTACCTAATACAATATATTTCGCCACCAAAGAAAAAGCCGAAGAAGCTATCAAAGTCTTTGAAGATGAACTGCTATGGTATTTTACCGAGTATGTTCAGAGATTAGACGAGATGCAAAATGACTAAAGAACAATTATGTTGGACGTGCCAGAAAGCTTGCGGCGAGTGTTCGTGGAGCAGTTGCTTTCAGCCTGTTGAGGGCTGGACCGCTGAAAAGGTGCACCGCAAGACGTATGATTCGTATAGAATAACAAAGTGTCCGGAATATGTACCGGATAAGAAAGCATAGGGGGAATTGATTTGACAAAGGAAGTGCTAAAACAGTATCGCAGTATTGTTGCAGAATTGAACGAGGTAAACGACAGGATAAACAGTAATACAGTACATGGTACTGTTACAGGCTCTGACAGCGAGTTCCCGTATGTCAAGCACTGTATTTCTGTGTCGGGTGTTGAGCCAACACATATATCTGATATTGTGTTACGTCAGCGATTGGAACGACAGAAAAATAAAATTGAATTGTTTGTTGCCGGTATATTGGACAGTGAAACACGCCGTATATTCCGATACAGGTACATAGATGGCACCGTAATGCCGTCGTGGCAGTGGATTGCGTTCAAGATAGGAGTATCGGGTGACGGTAGCACAGAACGAAAAAAACATGATAGATATTTAAAAGTTTCCCGAAATTCCTGAAAAAGTGTGATACAATTTATAATGCGAAAAGAATGAGCAGACAAAAAATAATGCAAAACCTATATACGGTGCAATATTTTGTGTTCTATATCTTACAACTCATTTTTCGCAAAAAAAGGTAAGTGTATCATCGTGAGATGATGGGTGAATATCTCAAAATTGATTGGTGGGAATGGAGATATTAGATTAAACAGATTGTATGTGTTAATCATATGCAGTCTGTTTTTATTTTTGGATAAAGAAAGGGACATAATTATGGAGCTATTGCAATTAGTTGAAAAATTCAAGAACGTTTTCAGCATAGAAAAAATTGAAGATGTTGTTGATGAATTAAAATCAACATTGTTAAATGCCGAAAATTGTCGAAAGCTATGTGAAGATTGGATTTTAATATGTCCTGATTTAACAATAGATTATATGCAAATGATATTTCAATATTATTTTGCCGACCGCAAAGAAAAAATGCAGGACTACACACCGAAAAGCCTTGCGGTAGCGGTTGCAGAGTTATCAAAAACCGAAAATGAAAAGATTTGTTTGGATTTGTGTGCGGGTAGCGGAGCATTGACAATCCAAAAATGGAACGAAAATAACGATTTAAAATTCATATGCAAAGAATATGACAATCGTGTTATTCCGTTTTTGTTGTTTAATTTGGCAATTAGAAATATCGACGCCGAAGTTATTCATTGTGATGTATTGTCAGATGAAATTTTTAAAACATACAGGACGAAAAAAGGCGATAGATTTGCAACGGTTAAAGAAGTAGATAAGAGCGAATTGAAAGCTGATTGTTGTATATCAAATCCACCGTACAATATGAAATGGGAACAACCGGCGTTCGCGCAATTACAGAATAGATTTTCACAGTGCGAAGTACCGCCGGAAAGTAATGCAAATTATGCGTTTATATTGACTGCGTTAGATGAAATTAATGGCAAGGCAAGTTTTATATTGCCGAATGGTGTTTTAAGTACAGACAACCAAAAGGAAAAGCAAATAAGACAGTATTTAGTTGAAATGAATTTCATAGAAAGTATAATTGTATGTCCGGATAAAATGTTTGAAGTTACGTCAATACCAACGTGTATTATAACATTTAACAAAAATAAAAAACATTCAACGGTAGAAATGATTGACCTGCGGCGGAGGTATGAAACAGAACAACGAATGCAAAACGGGCAGTTCGGCGGTAAAAGTCACACTAACAGGACATACGCAAAAGAAGTCAAGGTTATATCTGAAAGTCAGATACAAGATGTATTGATACAGATTGAACAGTACGGAAACATAGCGGGTTACTGTAAGGCAGTAAGCATTGAAGAAATAAAAAACAATAATTATGTATTGGTGCCAAGCCGATACATAGAGTTTGAGAATATAGAAAATGCACATAGACCGTACAACGAAATAGTTGCGGATATTAACAGAATTATAACTGAAAAAAATACTTGTAAACTAACAATAAACGAAACAATCGCCAAGTCTTTAGGATTTGACATTGAACTGTTCAAGCAGGACAACGGTACAAATAATGATTTCTCAAAATTGACAGAAAAAATATGCGGTGAAAAGATTGTAAAAAATGATTATTTCAAAACAACCAAAAATAAAAATGAAATAACATTTTCAAACAACAGCAAAGAAAATATATCAAGTATTCTTATGATGATATTTAACACGTGGAAACAACACATATATTATCTAAATCTTGAAGAAAACAGATATTTAGCGGAACTTCGGGACGCACTGTTGCCGGAACTGATGAGTGGAAAAATAGATATAAGTGATATATAAGCGGTGGAAAGGATAAAACAATGTTTGAAAGAATAAAAGCATATTTACGCAATAGAAGATATGAACGAGAACGTAAGAAGTTCATACGCAAATGGAACGAGGATAATAAAAATTGGTGCGAGTGTCGACATAAACGCAAAGCGTTTAAACGTGCAATGATAAAAAACGGTTATACGATGTAATCAAACAGAAAATGTGAAAGTGAGGTGATAAGAGTGACTGAAAAGCAAAAGTTGTTTTGTGAGGAATATTTGATTAGTTTGAACGCAACGCAAGCGGCAATAAAAGCGGGGTATTCGGAAAAGACGGCGTATTCGATTGGGAATGAGAACTTGAAGAAACCTGAAATTCAAGAATACATACAAAAACGGCTGAAAGAGAAAGAGGACGCTCTTATCGCCAAACAAGATGAGGTATTGAAAACGCTTACGGCTGTTATGCGGCGTGAGAAACCCGAAACGGTTGTTGTGACGTGCAAAGCACGTAAATCACACTATGACGACAAGGGCAAGAAAGTCACTGACGAGGCGGAGCAACCGATATGTGTTGAAATACCGACAAAGGTGTCTGACGTAAACAAAGCAGCGGAAATGTTGGGTAAATACTACGCATTGTTCACAGACAAATTAAACGTTGACGGTGATATGGACTACAGCATTAAAATTGATTACGGTGGTGAGGACGAATGAACAAAGTAACAGTACCGTTCAATCCGATATTCAAGCCTGTACATCAATGTAAAAAGCGTTACGTTGTAATGAAAGGCAGTGCCGGAAGTGGCAAGAGTGTTGATACCGCACAACTGTACATATTGCGTTTAATGCGTGACAAGGGACGTAATCTTGTATGTGTGCGAAAGTCTGATATAACAAACCGTGACAGTACGTTTGCGGAGCTTGAAAGTGCCATAAACCGTATGGGCGTAGGCAGAGCGTGGCGAGTTACGCAAAGTCCGTTGTCGTTCACCTGTATAAACGGCAACAAGATTATATTTCGTGGTGTAAACGATAACAAGCAACGCGAAAAGCTGAAATCAATCACATTTGCGAACGGTAAGTTGACCGACGTATGGATTGAAGAGGCTACGGAGCTTGTGCAACAGGATTTTGAAATTATAGATGACCGTTTGAGAGGCGAACTTCCCGACGGTCTTTTTTATCAGATAAAATTGACATTTAACCCTGTATCATCAAGCCATTGGATTAAAAAGGTGTTTTTCGATATACAGGACGATAACGTCTTAACGCACCAAAGCACATATTTAACAAACCGATTTTGTGACGAGGCATACAGACAACGTATGCTACGTCGTAAAGAAGTTGACCCTGAGGGGTACAGAATTTATGGTTTAGGTGAATGGGGCGAAACAGGCGGATTGATATTCTCGAATTATCGCATTGAAGAATTTGATACAGATATGAGCCGTTTTGACGCTATGGCAATAGGTCAAGACTTCGGATTTAATCACGCAAATGCTATATTGACGTTAGGTTATAAGGACGGCGATATTTATGTTTGTAATGAACTGTATGTACACGAAATGGATACGACCGAAATTATCACTAAGGCTGACGGGAAGTTCAGCAAAAGTCTTGCAATGTGGTGCGACAGTGCAGAGCCGGACCGTATAAAAATGTGGCGAAAGGCAGGCTATCGAGCAAGGGCAGTTGTTAAAAATCCGAACAGCATACAATCGCAGATTGACTGGCTGAAAGGCAGAAAGATACACATTCATCCGTCTTGCGTGAATGTAATCAAAGAGATACAGCAATGGCGTTGGCGAGTTGATGAAAAGTCGGGCGAGTATACTGACGAACCTGTCAATGTATTTGATGACGCAATGGCGGCACTGAGATACGGCGTTGAGAGTTGGCGCAAGGATAAGAAAGCTAAAATCTATTCAAGAGAGGAGTACGGAATATGATAATTGATGAAGATATAGTCGCAGGCGGTGTGACACCGTTTATCATAACGAAATTAATTGAACGACACGAGCGAGAGCGACAGAGATACCGATTACTGCACGATTACTATATGGGCGACCACCGCATTTTAAACCGCAGAAAAAGGGGCAAAAACGTGGCAAACAACCGCATAATGTGTAATCACGCAAAGTACATAACGGATATGACACAGAGTTATCTTGTCGGCAATCCTGTAACATACGCAGTATCGGACGAATACGATATTGAGGCAATCAAAAACGAATATTTGGAACAGGATATGCCGAGTGTTGACAGTGAAATTGTAAAGAATATGAGCATTTACGGCAAAGCATATGAACTGATTTATGCGGACGAAAAGAGCAAGCCGAGAAGTGTACGATTGGACCCGGAGCATACATTTGTATGTTACTCACAGTCGGCATTTGAAAAACCGTTGTTTGCGGTGTATTACTACAAGAAATACGACCTTGACGGCTACTGCACAGGCAGTATTTGTCGTGTGTATGATGAATCGTTTATATATACATACACAGGTCTTGACAGCTATACGGCATTGTCATTGCAAAATGTTGAACCACATTACTTTTTTGATGTACCTATTATCGAATACAGAAATAATACGGAAATGCAGGGCGATTTTGAACAGCTTATAACGCAGATTGACGCATACAATGTGTTGATGTCAGATAGAATTAATGACAAAGAGCAATTTGTTAATTCGCTGTTGTTTTTGTGTAATTGCGACCTCGACACCGAACAGGCAAAAAAATTATTGGTAGAACGTATTTTAATGGGTGACGGTGACGCAAAAGCGGAGTATCTGTCAAAGGTACTGAACGAGGCTGATACAAAGGTGTTGCGTGATGACATCAAGGACGATATACACCGTCTGTCACACGTTCCCGACCTGTCGGACGAAAGTTTCGGCAACAATTTGTCGGGTGTGGCGATAAAGTATAAGCTGTTGGGATTTGAACAGCACGTCAAGAACAAGGAACGTAACTTCGCTAAGACGTTGAGAAAACGTTTAGAGATTTACAATAATTTTTTAGTGACATTAAACGCAATGAAAGAAGTTCCGTCGCACAGAGTTGACATTGGATTTACGTATAACTTGCCTGCGAACGAACTTGAAATTGCACAGATGATAAATTACCTCAAAGGTCTTGCGTCTGATGAAACACTTTTAGAGCGTTTGCCATTCATCACAGACGCAAAGGAAGAAGTTGAAATCGCACGCAGAGAGCAAGCGGAAAAGTCCGCCGAGGATATACGTATCGCTGAAAGTTCGGCAAGGAAAGTAAACTACAATGAAGAGTAAGGCATATTGGGTAAAACGTGCCGTTGAAGTTGAAACATATTTACAATCGCAAGCGGACAGCGTTAAGGACGGTGTAATTAAGGCATATGAGCGAGCAATCAAGAATGTAAACAATGATATTGAGAAAACGTTCAAAGCCTATATTTCAACCGATATACCCGAAAAAGAGGCACGCCGATTAATGAGCATAGCCGACAGCGACAAGCAATACGAAGAACTTCTTGAACTGTACGACGAAACAGACGACAAGACAGTCAAAAAAGAAATTCTAAACCGCATAAATGCACAGTCATACGGTGCGAGAATAAGCCGATTAGAGGGGCTGAAACGTAATGTATATATTTACTTTAGGCACGTTGCAAACGAGGCTATAAAGGAGCAAAAGAAACTGTATGACAGTGCGGTAAAGACGGCGTATTATACGAATATTTTTGATACCGCACAAGGATTGAATTGCGGTATTGATTTTTCACTTGTACCGCAAAAGGCGGTTAATAAAGTGTTAAGTGAGCCGTGGCACGGTCACAACTACAGCGAGAGAGTGTGGATACATAACGACAGATTTATACAGGCAGTCGGACAGACGATTGAGGACGGTATTATAAGCGGTCACAGTGTAAGCCGTATGACCGATAAGCTGATTGATTACGTCAAAGATACTGCACCGGGTGGAATACGAACATCAGCCGAAACACTTGTGCGAAGTGAAACGGCTCATTTTATGAACCAAGGTCAAAAGATGGCGTATGAGGAAATCGGTATAAAACAGTATCGTTTTGTTGCGGCACTGTCTGAATTGACGTGTGACAGGTGCGGAAGTCTTGACGGTAGCGTGTTTGATACCGACAAAGCCGTTGAGGGCGAAAACTTCCCACCGATACACCCACGTTGTCGGTGTGTTACGATTATGGCAGACGTGAATTTGACAAGTCGTATTGCACGCGATCCGCTCACTGGCGAAAATTACAAGGTTGACGGAAGTATGACGTTTGACGAATGGAAAAACAGTTTGTCGGACGAACAGAAAAATGCGTTAAAATATGTTGCAAATAGTGAAAAACGTGGTATAATAAAGGTAGATAAAGATACATTGAAAGTATCTACGGGCGGAAGAAGAAACGAGAAAAATCTTTCACAGGAACAAATAGACAGCATTAAAGATTATGCGGTTTCTTTGGGTATGCCAAGAGAACGTATTTATTATGTTGATTATGATTGTACAGCATATGGCTCTTTAGCGGACGTTTTACGAATTGGAACTGATGTATATCCGTCAGAGAAAAAGCAATCCAATCCAAACAGTAATGTTTCTATGAAAGGTGCCATAGCTCACGAAATAATCGGACACCGTGCGGCATTTTTGAACGGAAAGACGCAAAGTGATGATATTTTAGAAGAAGTGCAGGCGAGTTTGAGGGCGGCAATATTAACACCCAATTTATCAAACAGCGAAAGAATGGTACTCGCAAGGGACGGGGTATATAGATTACATAAAACGGGTAAAAAATTAAAAGACGTACGAAATTTATTGTATTTGGAGTGATAGTTATGTGTGAAATAATAAATGTTCAAAAAATAAACAATCAATTTATTGTGGATTGCACTCCGTGCAAGGAAGATTTTACGAATGCGAAACTATTGCAAATCATCAATAAGCATAAGCAAGTATATACGACAAAAGAGTTTAAAGTTGAAAAAACAAGAGGGTGCTTTTCAAAAGGTGGCTCACCGTGGATTGTACTACAAAATATTCCTGATGGTTTTGTGGATAAAGGCAATGAGATAATTTTCAGATAAAAATAACTAAATATACGCAAAAGCACGTTTTCGGACGTGCTTTTTTGATACATTGAAAGGCGGTGATAGTGTGAGAATAGGCACAACATACACATAGAAGAAAGGAATGGTGATCCGATTATCTCCCTGTAAGACGTGGGGTTATACGTCTTATTTTTATACAATTTTTTTCAGAAAGGAATGATTTGAATGGCAGATACAGCAGAGCAAACAGAAAATCAAGAGCAAGAGAAGTCCACAGAGCAGAAGCCTTCCGAGCAAAAAAGCGACGACAATCAAAAGGCGATTGATGAAGCGATAGCTAAGGCAAAAGCGGAGTGGGAAAAGGAAGTTGAAGAAAAATTAAAAAAAGCCGAAGAAGAGGGCATGAGAAAAGCCAAGTTGACAAACGAGCAAAGAAAAAAAGAGGACGACGACAAGGAACGAGCAGAATTTGAAAAGGCAAAGGCAGAGTTTGAACGTGAAAAAATCGTTGCATATGCCGAAACAGAACTTGCCAAAGTCGGATTGTCTGCCGAGATTGCAAAGTACATTGTAGCAGAGGACAAGGATAGCACAAAGGCGGTTATCGACAAGATAAAAGAAAGCTATGACAAAGATGTACAAGCAGGTGTTACCGAGCGTTTAAAGGGTAAAACACCGAATTTAAACGGTGGCAGTGGCGGTCACAACACAGGCAGTTTTATGGACATAATCAGAGAAAATCAAAGATAGGAGTGAAGTGTAAATGAGTTATTTAAAAAATGAATTGACAGGCTTTGTACCTGTCGAACAAGCAACAGACATCATCAAAATGGTGACAAGGGGTTCAAGTGTTTTAAGAATGGCGAAAGTCGAGGAAATGAAACACGAGAAAAAGAAGTTTAACGTACTTACAGACGGTCCGGGTGCTTACTGGGTCGGTGAGGGTGAAAGAATTAAGACAAGCGGTGCTACTTGGATTCACCCTGAAATCGAAGCTAAGAAGTTAGCCGTTATTATTCCGGTAACAAAGGAAAAGTTGGAAGATACGACTATCAGCGTATTTGAGGAACTAAAGCCGGAAATCGCAGAGGCATTCTACAGAGCGATTGACGCGGCGTGCATTTTCGGTACAAATTCGCCGTTCAAGACAAACATTATGAACGCTATAGACAGCAAGCATATGGTTGTTATAGACAACACAAATATTGATATTGCTATGTCTGACGCAATGTCGATGATTGAAGAAAACGGCTATGACCCGTCGGGATTTATTGGTCGTATCGGTGTTAAGAATATGCTTAGAAAATTGCGTGACGCAAACGGCGCACCCGCATATGTCAACGGTACAACAGGCGGTGAGTTGTACGGTCAGCCTATCGAATTTGTGCGTAACGGTGCATGGGACAATAAACGTGCCGATATTATCACAGGTAATTTTAAATATGCCGTTGTCGGTATGCGTGCAGGTATCAACTATGAAATTCTTACAGAGGCAACACTACAAGGCACTCTTGACAGTGACGGTAAACCGCTATCACTTGCCGAGCAAGATATGGTTGCAATCAAGGCAACTATGCGTTTAGGTTTCCTTGTTGTCAAGGACGACGCATTTGCCGCATTTAAGAACGGTGTTCCGGCGATTGGTGAATTGGACGTTGAATCGGTTGCCGGAACAACAGGCAACACTGTTATTACGGTATCGCCAAAGCCTATCGACGGTCACAAGTTGGTTTACAAGACTGCCGCAAGCACCGCTCCAAGTGTTGCGTATGACGACGATTTGTCGAAGTGGACAGAGTTTAACAACGGTGACGAAATCACTGCGACAAACGGTCACAAGATTACAGTTGCGGAAGTTACCGCAGACGGCAAAGCGAGAAAGTCAGGCAGTGCCGACGTTGTAAGCGGTGAATAATATGGAACAGTTGGGGACACTAAAAATGTTGTTGGGGATAAAGGACGACGAGCAAGACAGCTTGTTGTCCTTTTTGATTGAGGACACGGTTAATATGATTATGGCGTATTGTCATATTGATGTACTGCCACGTCAGCTTGAAAGCCTTGTCCCGAAGATTGCGGCGGATATGTACAGGGCGAAAGGTTACGGGGACAGTAAAAGTCCCGAAGTAGTCAAGAGCAGAAGTGAGGGCGAACGTTCCGTCACATATGCCGAAACCGACAATGACAAGATTTTCAGCAACTATTATAAACGCCTTGATCCGTTCCGTAAACGAAAGGGGCGTGTTCCGAGTGACATCAGTATTCAGTGATTTTTACGATAAAACTGTTATAATCGCAGAATATGAAATTGATGACTATACAGGTAAAACCGAAAAGACTGTATTGTCCGAAATCAAAGCCGATGTACAACCGTACAGCGGTGGCAGAGCAAGAGAGCAATACGGTTTAGATATAGAATGTCAAATGCGTATGTTCTGCGATATGTCAGACGACGTAAAGGTCGGGAACAGGGTTGAATATGACGGCGACATATATGATATAACATATGTGCAGAAATGGGACAGCGGTTTGGTAGCAATGCTTGAGAGGAGCCGGTTAAAATGAATTTTTCAATCGAGGGGATAGACAACGTTGTTGATAAGCTGACACAGTATGCAACAGGTGATAAAATGCAGAGAGGTTTGGCAATGGCGGGTGAAGTCGTAAGAGCACATGCAGTGGCAAACTGTCCTGTTGCAACAGGACGTTTAAAGGGCAGTATCGTAAGCCAAGTGGACGGTGACAGCGTTGCAATCGGTCCGACTGCCGATTACGGTATTTATGTCGAATTTGGCACAGGCTCAAAGGGCGACAAATCTGTTTCGCATACGTCAAAAAGGCACTGGACGTAT